TTTATTTAGATTGTAAAGGAAGATTTACACGAAACGATTTTATCAACGGAGTTTATACATATTCGTGGGATAAAGCAAGATGGGAGAGATTAAAAAGAGAAGGTTGGATAGAAACTTGGAGGCATAGGAATAGAACTACTATCATGTACTCTGTATTTAAGACTTCTTTTAAATGCTCTCAAATGATAACTAGAATTTACAGAATACTTTTAGGCGAGGAAGATATGCCTACGTCAGAAAGAAGTGTATTCTACAATAATAAATCATATACAGATAAAGTTTACAATAAAGCTATAGATGATATGATTAAAGATAAAGATAGATAACTATGGGATTTAAATTAAGATCAGGAAATGGACCTTTACCGTTTAAACAAATGGGTAGTTCACCGGCTAAACAAAGCGAAGGTTTTGGCATGGGAGATGTGGCTAGTCAAACAGTAGATAAAGATGAAATCAAAATACAGAAGAAAGATCAAGCTGAAGAAATGAACAAAGCAGCGGCAGAGGCTAATAAATCAGTCAATGATAAAGCTATTAAAATCGATGAATCTAAAACTGAAAAACCAAAATCTCAGAAGATAAAGATAAAAAATTCTGATAAAAAATCGGGTGAGAGAGCTCCAGTTACAAAAACTCCTGAAGAACAAGGGATGCACAAAGCAGAAAAAAATGCTCCTGAAAAGAAAAAAGGTTGGCTTGGAAGAACTCTTGAGAAAGGTAAGGAACTCCAAACAAAGTTAATAGGAGCAGAAGGAAGTGAGAAGAGAGCTAGATTTAAAGATACAATGGCACACGCAGGTAATATAATAGGTGATATTGGACAAACAGGTACAGCAAAGACGTCTACTGATAATGTTGAAAAATTCCACGCAAAGAAAAAGAGTGATGAAACACATAAAATGAAGATGGATAATTTCGAAAGAAGTGCTTTAGAAACTGATCAAAAAAATAAATTAAGAGGAGAAAAAATTCGTCTTATGGAGGAATCTGAAGCAGGCGCAAGTGAAGTTGACGAAACTAAAAAAGCATCTAATGATGGTAAAGGAGGTCCAGAGATTGTAGAATCACCAGTAAGCGATACTTCTATTGAAAGTGAATTTGATGAAGAAGGAAATCCGATTAATTCCAAAACTCCAGCAACTTTCAATAGAAAAAATAGACTAAAATTCGGTAAATAATATGGGATTTAAACTAGGTAGCGAAAATAGAAAAAATACATATGGATCTGGTAAAAACAGGTTTGACAAAGACGACGCGTCTGTACCTGGTACACCTATACTTAGAAAAGATCTAGCAAAAGGCATTATGGCTGAAGCTAATGATGACGGTAGTATATTTCTTAGTAATAAAGTAATTCCTGGTAGTGCTGAAGAAAGAAAAATACTAATGCATGAAATGAAGCATTTAGTAGATATGAAAGTTGGTAAGTTAGCTTATACAGATAATGATATCACTTGGATGGGTGAAAGTTACGAAAGAAAGAAAGGTAAAATAAATTATAATGGAGAGTGGCTACCAGAAGGTGATACAACTTTTCCTTGGGAACAACACTAGTATGTGGAGTCTATTTAAAGATAAGAACGAAATAAACGAAAAGAACGTAGTTGGATTTGCGTCTTTTGTAGTTATGGTATTATTTGCTATAGCAGACCTTGCAACTAGTTTTATATTTGTAGGTGAAGAAAGTAGACTAATAATTAACGAAGTAATATATAATTCATTTGTATGGGTAACATTAGGATGTTTTGGTATTAGTTCATTTGAAAAAGTAAAAACAAAATAATATGGGATTTAAAATGAATGGTAGTCCTCTTTTGAAAGATGTAAAAATGTATCAAGGTGATGGAACCCAAATAACAGTCGACGATTCAACTCTAAGTGAAAAATACATGGATGAAAATGGAAATGAAACAAGAGATTATACTTATACAACTAAAGATGGGGAAGAAGGAGTTGATATATTATACTTAAATAAACCAAGAGGAAAGTCGAAATTCCAGGAAGGTGAGGGGCCTAAAATGCCTAGTCATAGCCCTATAAGTCCTCCACAACATTTTGCATAAAAACAAAGAAAAAATAGTATGGGATACGGAATGAAACACACAAAAGGAGGTTTTCCTTTTCACACGGAGGGTCATGATAAAGACGATCAATCTAAAGAAGCGGCTAAAAAAGCAGGTGAACTATGTCCTAAGTGTGGTAATAGAAAAGGAGATTGTACTTGTCCACCGGCGAATTTATCGAAACCGTCGGGTCTTGGACCTAGAACCTCTTTTGGTGGTTCTAAAAATCCTGAATTAGATCCAAGTAGAGAACTTGAAGATAAAGCAGAATAATTATGTTAGGTAACTTATTTTCTGGAGGAGCTGCTGAATTAGTAAAAGGTGTAGGTGGAGTAATAGATAACTTACATACATCTAAAGAAGAAAAGCTTGAGGCGGAAAGAAAGATAAAAGAAATAATAGCTAACCACGAAGCTGAGATGGAAAAGAACATCACAAGCAGATGGGAAGCGGATTTGAAATCAGATTCATGGCTTAGCAAAAATGTTAGACCATTAGTAATGATTTTTTTAATAGTATGCACCATGCTATTAATATTTATTGATGCTGGTGCATTAAATTTCGAAGTAAAGTCATCTTGGGTGGATTTACTTCAATTAGTATTAATAACCGTGATCGGTGCTTATTTTGGCGGGCGATCATTAGAAAAAGTAAAAAAATAAATTATGGGAAAATATTTTAACGTAACAGTAAAACCCGAAATATTGGTAGCTAAACAAGACGATGCGGCTTTTAGTAACGGAGACGTTGTATTTGATTGGACACCTTTTGACGTACCTAAAGGCGCTAATAGATTATTAGATGTCACAACATTAATTAGAAAGAAAAACGGAATTTATGCAAATGAGTATGGGTTTTTTCTCTTATACGCAAGATCAATAAACGGGGAAGCACCTGCTTCTTTAGGTACCGTACATGGTACTGCAGGCGGTACTGGTTATTACAATAATATAATAGGTAAAAGTGTATTTTTAGCATCAGACTATACGGGTAATCTATTAGACAATATGCATGTTGCTGGTCTTAATGCTGGAGGTACAACTAACGACCAACCAAAAGTAGTGTTGCAAGGGGAACCTAACTCTGGTCAAAACGTTGGGTATGACACAATATATGTAGCTATGATTACTGAAGGGGCTTTTGATTTTACAACAGATGTAAATCTTGATGATGACGTTGATGTATCAGGATTATCAGCTGCAACTTTAACAACTTTAGATGGTACCGCTTGTAATATATCATTTGCGCCAGGAGATATTTTACGCGCTACAGGTGATATTATTTTAGGGGAAGTTGAATCTATAGACGCTAATAATATTACATTTAAAACAGATGGATCAAAAGTATATCACGCTGGTGGTAGAGTTTTACATACGAATCCAGATGGTTTCGCCGCTTGGCAAGTACAAAACGGGGCTGGTGCGGCTGGAGATTTATCAGATGACGATGAAGTATTTAACCTTCATCCAATAACATTAAAATTCTCGTTTGAAAGATAAAACAAATTAAATTAACTTAAATTAAATAAAAATGGCAACAACAAAAACAAAAGGAACAAACTCAAAAATCAAAGAACTTAAAAGCGAAAGACCTGAAAAAGTAACTGACGCGCAATTATCTAGAATTAAAAACATTGTAGATAGAATAAACAATGCTCAGATGAATATCGGTCAATTAGAAGCTAGAAAACATCAATTATTACACGGTATAGCTGGTACTAACGATGAATTAGCTTTGTTACAAGATGAGTTAGATAAAGAGTATGGTACTAACGACGTCAATATTCAAGATGGAACAATAAACTATCCAAAAGAAAATGGCGAAGCTAATAAGAAAGATTAGTATCGGTAAAGATTATAAGAATGACGCTATGCACTATGCCGTGGGGCAAGAAGTGTATGGTGGTCATACTATTTGTGATATCATAGAAGAAGATGATAAGTTTTCTGTTTATATTAAAAAGAAAAAGGATGTATTACCTTGGAAAGATTTTAATAAAAACATGGCGGTATCTGTAGAATATAATCTCGAATACTAATGAAAAGCGTATACAACTTTGTTGTAACGCCAAAAGGAGAAAGATATAACAATAAGAAAAAACTAGATGGTGGAGAGTTGATTTTAAATACTGATATATTTAATCATCAATACACAAATAGAGAAGCTATTGTTTTATCAAAACCAATCATAGGCGATACAGATATAGAAATAGGAGATACCGTTATAGTGCATCATAATGTTTTTAGAAGATGGAATGATGTAAAAGGTATTGAAAAAAATAGTAGAAGTTTTTTTAATGAATCTACTTATCTTATAAATCAAGATCAAATCTTTTTATATAAAAGAAGTGACAAATGGATAGTTCCAAAAGGATATTGCTTTGTAATACCTTTAAAAGCACAAAATCCACTAAACGTGGATTTAGAAAAACCTTTACAAGGTATTGTTAAATATTCAGACGGTACAGTTAAGGTTGGCGATCTAGTTGGTTTTAGACCAAGTAGTGAATACGAATTTATAATCGACGGAGAACGATTATACAGAGTTTTATCTAATTTTATTACAATCAAATATGAATATCAAGGAGACGAAGAAGAATATAATCCAAGCTGGGCACAGAGCTGTTGAAGAACTTATTAAAGTTGCGAAGGAAGCTATTGTAGATTCTGGAGATGATATAACTGCTGATAGACTCAAGAATGCCGCGGCTACTAAAAAACTAGCTATATTTGACGCATTCGAAATACTTAACAGAATTCAGGAGGAAGCAAACTTGCTTGAGGGTAAAACACCTGAAAAGACAAAGGAAAAAGTCTTTAAAGGATTCGCAGAAGGTAGATCTAAGTAATGTACGAGCAAAATTTAGTTAAAACAATAGAACCAATTAAAAGAACGACTATTAGTCGTCTTAATAAAGGTAAAAAATGGAAATATGGATATGATAAAGAACATGATATTATCGTTATATCAAAAACTGGTCAAATTGGCGAAATCTTGGAAGTGCAAAACTTGCAGATTGCTTTGCCCAAAGTGCCAATGCAAGTGCACAATCACGAAAAAAACAAATGGGTAAAATTTGAACAACCTAAGGAATTAGCACGTTTAAAAAATATATTTGATTGGAGAAACTATCCAGATGAACAGAAGGAGCAGTGGTTTGATTATATAGACGAAGAGTTTAAAAGAAGAGATGAAGGGTTTTGGTTTATGAATAATGGTAAACCAACGTACATAGTAGGAACGCACTACATGTATCTTCAATGGAGCAAAATAGATGTGGGTGCTCCAGACTATAGAGAGGCAAATAGATTATTCTTTATATTTTGGGAAGCTTGTAAAGCCGACAGAAGATGCTACGGAATGAGTTATTTAAAAAATAGACGTTCTGGATTTTCTTTTATGTCTTCAGCCGAAACAGTTAACTTAGCTACTTTAGATAGCGATGCTAGATATGGTATACTTTCTAAGACTGGTTCTGATGCAAAGAAAATGTTTACAGATAAAGTTGTACCAATTAGTATAAACTATCCATTCTTTTTTAAACCTATCCAAGACGGTATGGATAGACCTAAAACAGAGTTAGCGTATAGGGTACCAGCTAGTAAGTTTACAAGGAAGAAAATAACAGCTAACGAAAAGTTAGAAGATTTAAAAGGTTTAGACACAACTATTGATTGGAAGAATACAGGTGATAATAGTTATGATGGTGAAAAACTAGCTTTATTAGTACACGATGAAAGTGGTAAATGGGAAAGACCTGATAATATATTAAATAACTGGAGAGTCACAAAAACATGCTTACGATTAGGTAGTAGAATAGTGGGTAAGTGTATGATGGGCTCAACTTCAAACGCATTAGATAAAGGTGGGGAAAACTTCAAAAAACTATACAACGCTTCAGATGTCAC